GCCCAATCGCTATTGACGCGATACTGTTCGTTGCTGGATTGGTCCCACCCGTCTAAACTAAAATGAATATGATCATCCTGATCTAACGCCTGTCCTAGTCTAGTCCACCAATCTATGTGCTTATAGCTACCGTTGGTAACAATAACAAACTTAACTGGTTTAACGCTTTTAACATATTCAATTACAGCTATTAGATCATGCGCATATATTGGATCACCGTCATCACCACAGAACGTGATCTTTTCTACGTTGGATTCGATAAACTCTGGTGTGAAGTTCTTTTTAAAGAAATCTAAACTTAGTTCAGTGTTGACTAAGGTATCAGGCACTTCTGTACGGGCACAGCGTGGACATTTTAATGTACACTTGCTAGATATTTCTATGTGCCAATGCCATGTTGCTAACTTCATTTAACATCTACGTCTGTGTTATATGTTGTAAACCCGTTTTCCTTAACCACTGTAAGAATATTGTTTACACGACCTGCTAGTTCATCTTTATGCGAAACAAGCCATACACTTTTATTACTTTCACGGGTCATTTTCTTAAGGATAGCCAAAGCATTTTCAACACCCGATGTATCCATGCCCGAATCAACGAGCTCATCAATGAACAATAAGTTAATTGGTTGATATAAACTTTCCCATACATCACGGAATGCCCATGACAAACTAAGGATAAGTCTGTTACGTTCACCACGACTTAAGTTATCAAAATCTAACTCACGACCCAGTTCTTGTATTTCTACACTTAGATCGTTTAGGAACTTAACGCTGTGCGGTAAGCCAATCTTATCTAAGTAATAGCCTAGGCGAGCATTTAAGTAGCTTAAGTTCTGATCGATAATACGTTTACGTATAAATGAATCTTTGTTTGTTAGTAATTTTAATAGGAACTCTTGGTGTTCTTTAACACGCATCAGTTCGTTCATTACTGCGTAATCAATCTCAGCAAGGGCAGTTTGTTTCATTTCCTCAATCTGCTCATCATAAGGATCGGTTTCTGCTACCTTGCTTGCTAATTGTGTTTGTAGGCTTGCTACAGTACTACGATGGTGGATAGCATCCTCTTCCTTATCATAGAACACCTTAGGAGGCACACTCAACACACCTAATTCTTGTTTAGCTATAGTCAATGCTTGTAGGTCCGATTCATGTTGGGTGTGTAATACTTGCACTTCACGGAGGTTGCCTTCTTTAACTTCCAGCATTTCAGAGTGCTTATCATCGTGTAGGTCTTGACCGCAACTGCTACACTTATGATCACGTAGTAACGCAATATCTGCCTCTAATTTTTGTATATTTTTAGTTTCACGGGTTAGGTCTTGATCAGCACGCTGAATAGCCTTGTCTAAATCGGCGATGTCTTTGCGTTTGTTATTGTACGCAGTTAGTTCTTTGTGTGCTTGAATTTCTGTATCAATATCAATCTTTAGTAGCTCATCTAACGCAATTTGTAATTTACTTACATCTTCTGCGTACTTAGTAGTCCACATAGTTTGTCGACGTTTTAGGCTGTCGATTTGCTCTTGAATACGGCCATTTGCGTCAGTAATCGCCTTAATATTGAACTCTTCTTGCTGAATTGCATCCTTGGTAGCCTTGCCCTGCTCTTTCAGCGAATCGGCTTTTTCCGACAACAAAGTAATACCCAACAACTGTTCGATGATAGTACGCTGATCATTGGCCCTAAGACTCAAGAATGGCTCAGTATATGTATTAAGTGCTACAATGTGCTTAAACATATCGTGACTCATACCTAGCAAGCGTTCGATCTCATGCTGGGTTTCACGGCTATCACCTTGACTGTTATCGTCTTTAGCTTCTTGTTCTTGATCACCAATGTAGAACTTAAGTACATTACTCTTACGACCACGTTCGATCTTGTAGTCAACTCCATTAACTTCGAACTCAATAGTAACTAACATATTCTTAGCGTTAGTTTTATTGATTAAGTTGTCTTTTTTAATGTTAGTAAGTGCTGTACCGTATAAGCCGTACGACAATGCGTTAATGATAGTGGTTTTACCTGTGCCATTACGTGCTCCGCTGTCATCTCCACCTAAGTCGATGTTCTCGCCTAATACTAATGTTAAGTCCTTGCGATCAAAGTTAACAGCCTGCGTGGCATTACCTACGCTCATAAAATTACGTACAGTCAGATGTTTGATTCTAAACATTAAAGATGCCTATAGATGTCTAATAATAAGTTGGGATCGTAATGATCTGAATTGATGTTGGTTAATTGATTAGTAACAATAGTGTCAATGCTTTCAAAAGCAATGTTACCTAATTGTATGTCCTGACCAATATCCATATTTTTTACTGGAATCAATGTAAGTTCACGTAGATTGTACGTGCCCACAAACGTTTCTTTAATAAATGTAGCTTCTTCATAAGTGATATCGATGTCAATATTAACACGACAGTGCATGTCTTTTAGCAGTAGCGCATCGGGTACCTTAAGAACGTCACTTAATTTATACACTCGATATCTAGGTTGATCTGGCCAAGCATGGAATACAGGCTCTTCTCCCCATGTGAGTATCATCATGCCACGCTCGTCATCTCCTGCGTCTGCGTAGTTATGCGGGAAAGCATTGCCAATATAGGTAATGTTCTTGGTAGTTTGACGTTTATGGAAGTGTCCACTGAACATATGATCGACATGCCCGAAGTGTTCGCCGCGTAGTTCGCCGTGTTCTGGCATCTGTACCATAGCATTCATAAAGAAGTGTGGTAGTTCAAAATGGCCAAACATATACTTGGCATTCATCTTAGGAATCTTTTTATAGTCGTCACCAACTAACCAAGGTACAATAGCAACATCACCTTCGCTATAGAAATCATTTACAATCTCAATGTTGGGAATATGTCTTGCCCATTCAGCTGACTGAATATCGCGTTTATCTCTATAGTACAGGTCATGATTGCCCGGAATAAAGATAACACGATCAAAGGCTTTGCCCAACAACTCTAAAGCTGTTAGGCTATAGTTTAAGGTAACGATATTGATAGCCGCTCGGTTATTATGCCAGTCGCCTAGCATAAAGCAAGTATCACACCCTTCTGCTTTTGCCTTAGTTATGAACCACTTGACGAAGTTTAAACAGTCATCATTATGTAGCTGACTGTTAGACTTTAAGCCGAAGTGAATGTCAGTGAGCACTGCTGCTTTTTTAAATAAATTTGCCATATGTTTAGTATACGCTAATTAATGGGAAGAACGCAATGGTAATTTTGCCAAACTATTCGTCAGCACCCCAACCACCGCCACCCCAATCTCCTTGGCGTGTATAGCTTGGAGTAAAGTTATTCATTTCTAAAATATCATCACGAATGTTTTGATTACGCTTTTCAATGTTTAGAACACGTGTAAAGCTGTTAGTAATAGCCGCTGTGTAGTAGGCAAATGGGTTTTGTGATTTTGCTTCGTCAAACTGTAGGCCAATTTGACTTAACTGGAGTAATGCCTGTGATCGCATTTCATCGTTGTAGGTATAACCACGCCAGTTACTACGTGTAGCATAGCGTTCACATAGTTTAATAAACATGTGTGCTAGTTTAGGCGTCATTGACCCGTGGTCTTTGGTAAACTTACCTTTTTCAAAGTCGCCCTTCCAATGACTAATTCCTACTAGCACTGGATTGCTTTCTTCATCTACTTTGTAATGTTTAAATGGGGGGAAATTAACTTTAGTGTACTTGGTTGCGCCTTTAATAACCATAGGCTCATCGTATTCAGTTTCAAAGTTTTCTTCGTACCATTCCTCCTGTGCTTTAGCATCTGCTTTCTTTTGTTTGATGTCGTCAATAGGTATATGATCCCAGGTCATAACACGGAACACTACATCTGTTTGGGGAATTTTACCTAATGCTGTTAGATATTCATCTAATTTTTTCTTGACACCATTTAACAGATCAATTTCTTGTTGTTCTTTGGCTAGACGTTCGGCACGTGCTTTGCGTGCTTCTGCTATGGATTTTTTGTTTATTTTATCAATACTTGCTACGATCATGTCATAACTACTGTCAGTTGGACTAACAAAGCTACAATATGTTGTTTTACTTTTATGAATTTCTTTAAGAATATCTTTATTGTTAAGATAATTTACCTTTCTCATTGGGGTTAGTTCCTTTTATATACTACTATTATAAAGCCTATAAATACATGAAAGCAAGAGGTATTTATAATTATGGCATTTAATTTTTCCAGTGTAGCACAAACAGCTAGTAACTTACTTAGGGGTGCTTCTAAGCGGTCGTCTGGCACTGTGTTTGACCTATTAGATCCGTCGAACGCACGTCGAGCTATATCTGGTCTACTACCGGGCGGCGCAAGCGGTAGTAAAGAATCACCAAACATAGGATTCCAAGATCAAGCCGGATCTGGATCAGCAACTGCCGCCGGCGAAGATGATTGGCGAGTGCGATTAAGTTTGGCAGAAGGATCATCTATATTTTATAAAGACTCTTCATCTCCATCAGATTCTATAATGACACCTCTGATTGAAACCAACGGTGTTATTTGGCCATATACCCCACAAGTTTCAATTAGTCATGTTGCTAACTACAATCCTGTACAGCTTACACATAGTAATTATTCCGCACAATTCTACAACAACTCAGATGTGGCAGATATACAGATATCTGGCGATTTTACTGTGCAAAACGTAGAAGAAGGGCAATATTTAATGGCAGTGATTTACTTTCTGCGTGCCAGTACTAAAATGTTCTTTGGTAGTGGTAATAATGTGGGCAATCCTCCGCCTATCTTATTCTTAGATGGATACGGAAGCCATTATTTCCCACATGTACCAGTAGTGATAACTAATTTTACACATACCATGCCCAATGAAGTTGATTATGTAAATGTGCCGGTGTATGTAACCACCACAGAAACCCTTACAACTGATTATGGAAGTGTACAGGGGGCAATACCTGGGAAGGATTATCCAGCAATGTTAAGTAGCGGTGCGCCAACAGGACAAACAACACAGTCACAGACAACAATGTCCACTACAACAACTAGTACTACAAGGTTGCCAACTAACAGTACTGTATCAGTAACACTGCGACCAATATACAGTCGCAAAAATCTACATGATAGATTTAATCTTAACGACTTTGCTCAAGGTAAATTGATCGCAGATAAAGACAAAGGCTTTGGAGGCTTCTTATAATGGCTGTAGCTTACAGTAAAACTAGTCCTTATGCGACTACAGAAACATTCAGTTTCTTTTTAGACGTAGCAAATATACCGCAATTACCCTATGACGCTAGCGATGTTCGCTACGAAATTGACGCAGTATATAAAAATCGTCCTGATTTATTAGCCTATGACTTATACGGTGATACAGGTCTTTGGTGGGTATTCAGTGTGCGCAATCCTAACGCATTACAAGATCCAGTGTTTGATTTTGTTCCGGGAGCAATTATCTATATTCCTAAAAAAGAAACAATTCAAGCTGCGATAGGAGTTTAATCGGTGGCAACAAAAACCTATACTGCTGAAGAAACCGCAAAACTAAAGGCTCTCTACGCAAAACTTGCTCAATTTGATGATACAACTATTCCTAAGGCAAGAGATACTGGCGGTCAAGCACTCACTGATGCTATCAACCAAAGAAACAGCATCGCCAGAGAAATTACTTCTATACAAAATGCTCCTGCGATAGTCGCCAAAGGCGCACCATTACCCAATCGAGTTGGTGCGGTGACACAAGACACAGCTGCATCCGCTATTTCCAACGATGCGCCAGTGCCGGCGGCTGGTGAGGAATTATCAACAACAGAACAAGGAAACTTAAATAACGCCGCCAACCCACAAAATGGTGAAGCTGCGGGGGTTAACGATCAAGGCCAACCACTAGACAATGGCGGCAGTGGCAGCGGCAGGGGCAGTGGCAACGGCAGTAGTAGCGGTGCGGGCGCAATCCAGACCGGTAACGACGCCGCCAATCCTTATACCGACACTGGTAAAACTCCCGACGCTACAATCAAAAAACCCTTGCCCAACGTACTACATAACTATGCTGGATATACCTACGGCATAAGTCTACATTTGTTAACTGCGGCTGAATACAATGACGTTATGAAAAATCAAACGTTTTTACCTAATCGTGTACTAGTAGCCAGCGCAGGCAAGTATAATAACACGCCAGGCCCTACACAGTTTATTCGCAGTTCTTATTTTAACGATGATTTTTACTTTGACAATTTATCAATTGAAACATTAATTGGCTACAATGAAAGATCACGTGCTTCAAATGCTGTTGGTATTAACTTTACACTAATAGAACCTTACGGATTTACTTTTATCAATAGATTAATTGATCAATGTAACGACCCTGAAGTAAATTGTAAAAATTACCTAGACATGCCATATCTATTACAAATAGATTTCTACGGTATGGATGATGCCGGCGAAATTATTGGGTTAATACCAAATACTACTAAAAAAATACCTATTAGATTTCTTACAATGGATGTTAAGGTATCAACCAAGGGTGCTGAATACACAATCGAAGCGGGTCCGTATGGGCATATTGCCTTTGATCATAGCTACGGTGAAGCACCAGCTAACTTTGAAATACAAGCTAGAACAGTGGCACAGTTCTTTCAGTCAATTGAATCAGCAGGTGGAGCAACAGATACTACAACCCAGCGAGAAGGTAGCAACGCAACACTATGGCGCACCAACGACGGTAGACTAGTGGGCGCAGACGGCCAGTATACGTCATTGACAGAAATAAATGCTTCATTGATAAGTGCTAAGTCTCTACGTGAAATAGGATTACTCAAATCTTTTGGCAGTGCCATTAATGACTACAATAAAGATTTGTACATTAAAAATAAGATTGGTGTCAATGATAGATACTTTTTTAAATTTGATTCTGAAATCGGCAACAGTGAATTTACCAATGATTCAGTAACAGCACCTAAAGATACAGGCATGGTTGATCCTAATAAGTTAATTTCGATCAAACAAGCTGATCTTGGAAAAAATACAGATGATTATGACCCTACGTTACGAATATTCCAAATCAACGCCGGCAGTGCCATAGACAAGTTGATAGTCGATGTAGTACGCATGAGTGACTTTATGCAGAATCAGGTTAATATCCCCGATGGGCAAGACCCCGAAGTGTATCTGCGTAAAAAAGCCGCTATGGAAAATAAACCATTTTATTGGATTAAAATTGTTCCTAGCATTGTATTAGGGGCATACGACAATGTACGTAAGGTCTGGCAAAGAGATATTACGTACCATGTTCAACGATATGAAATACGTAATTTAAAAATGACAGACATTGGCCCACAGGCCAAAGCAGAGTATCCGGTTAAAGAATACAATTATATCTATACAGGTAAAAATGATGATGTGTTAGATTTTGATATAACATTTAATTGTCTTTATTATAATGCCATGACTTTCTATAGAGATGCTCTGGCAGATATTTACAATACTCCTAATTATACAGAACAATCTAATTCCAACAATCCGGATAGTTATGACGGGGTACTACAAAATAATAACACAATCATGCCTATGGCAATGAAGTCTCAGGTTATTGATGCGCAGTCTAGAGCAAACAGCGGATCTATTACAGCTAAACAGGTAGCAGTAGCAGATTTAGAAAGATCATTGATGAACAGCTACGGTGCTGATATGATGGATTTAAAATTAACTATCATTGGTGACCCACAATTTATCAAACAAGATGATCTATTTTATATTCCTAATCTAAGTGACGGGGCATTTGATTCAACAACCAACACCAGTGACGATCCTAGACTTGTGGCCAATGGAAGTCTAAGCATGGACACCGGTGAAGTTTATGTGCTGGTAAAATTTAGAACTCCGGAAGATGTAGACGAATCGACAGGGCTAATGCGATTTGGCAAATATGATTCTAGTTTGTTTAGCGGGTTCTATCAAGTACTCACAGTGATGAGTACGTTCCGCCAAGGCCAATTTATGCAGCAACTAGAAATGGTTAGGATACCTACACAGGACAAGTTTGACTATTCTACTAATGCGCCTAAACCAACAGCGGCAAGAAAAGCTGAAGCGCCGGGCACATTAACAGCAGATGCTAACGCTAATCAACAGACAGCAGAAACAGCACCAAACACTGACACTTCAACAGGAACAACAGCCGACAACAGTGATGGCGCAGACGGACTACCGGCAATACCGCCAACAGAAGAAGGCGCATTACCTCCGTTGGAAGAAGATCCTAATCTAGCAAATGTAGCGGCTAATGCTGAAACACAACCAATATCAAGTACCACTGAGCCTACTACAACTACACCACCACCAAAAGAAGTAGTCGCAACTCGAGAACTGTTGTCAACCCAGGCGGATACTAAAACTACAGAGGCGGCATATGACGCAGCCAAAGCAAAATATAAAGTATTTACAGACCAAATGAATAGTGCAAATCCTTATCAATACTTAGATGATCCGGCTTGGAGAGCTCGAGCCCAGGCAGCGCAAGATGAACTTAATGCGGCAGAAGCAGCCAATAAAAAAGCACAGTCTACATATAGCGCAAGTATTCAAAAATTATCAATCATCAAACAAGGCGGACAATAATCAATGGCAATAGATCAAAGAACGGGTAGTAAAGTATCAAAACATATTAGACGCGAAGATGCTCCGGGCACACGTGTTGACCCATATCCGTATATTGGTGTAGTAAAAAACAATTTAGATCCTACCCGGTCTGGCCGCTTACAGGTATTCATTCCTGACCTAGGTGGTAATCCTGATGATCAAAAAAACTGGCGTACAGTAAGTTATGCTAGTCCGTTTATGGGCTATACCAGCACTGAACAAAAAGCAGCCGATCCTTATCAAACAGAAAACAAATTTGACACAGTGACCCATACCTATGGCATGTGGGCAGTGCCACCTGATTTAGGTGTAGAAGTCATTGTACTGTTTGTTGCTGGCGATCCATTAAGGGGTTATTGGTTGGCTTGTGTTAACTCTAATCTAAGTCATCACATGTTACCAGGCATGGCAGGTAGTACAAATTTTGAAGTGGCCACGGCTGAAGCCGGAGATAAGAAAACATTAATCTACGGTATTCCGGTACCAGTAGTTGAGTTTAATGAAAACAACAAAGATAGCGTAAGCAGTCCACAGTTTTATAATTTACCAAAACCTGTACACACGGTACAGTATAATATATTAAAAAATCAAGGTCTAGATAGAGATCCAATTCGAGGATCTACAACCAGCAGTAGCCAACGCGAAACTCCTAGTCATGTATTTGGTATCAGCACACCAGGTCGTCCAATGAATGATCCGGCCGACGACGGGCAGTACGAAGCTAAATTAAACTCTGGTGAAATTGACAAAGAATACTTCCGTGTAAAATCACGCAAAGGTGGGCACACGTTTGTCATGGACGATGGAGCAACATTGGGTGAGGATCAGCTGGTGCGTCTACGCACAGCAAAAGGTCATCAGGTGTTGATGCATGACACTGCTAATAATCTATACATAAGTCACGCAGATGGCACCAGCTGGATAGAACTAACTCCACAAGGCGCAGTTAAAATATATGCTAAGTCTGGATTTCATGTTCGCAGTGAAGGTAGTATAAATCTACACTCTGACAGTTCGATTAATATCGAAGCTAAAAACAATATTAATTTTAGAGCCGGCAACAAGTTTCAAGTTAACAGCGTTACTACAAATCTACTACAGAATAAATTTAGTTTAGAGTCTGCTAGCAACAGTGAATTTAAAGTAGGCGGCACCTGTAACTTTGACGTAGAAGCCAAGATATCGTTAAAAGCTGGCGGAGCAATAGCAATAGAAGGATCACAACTACTACAACAAAGCGGCGGAACTAATATAGTTAACAAACTAACTCCGTTGCCGACTAACGACCTGCCGGATGTTACATTTGATTCCTCACTAGGGGTTTGGCTAAACAAAGCTAAAGCGTTGAATACTATAGTTACAGCGGCACCAACACACGAGCCCTACTACAGAGGTGCTAGTGTTGAATATTTCAAATCAGAGGCTGCCGGAGTTACTCCACAGGAAAAATTTGATGGAGCATCGGATGCTACAAAAACTGTCACGGGCGCAGGTCTACATAAACCCGCAGGTGATAAATCTTTAAGAAATCAACCCGACCCCGGTAGTACTGTAGGCAATCTATCAAAAGAACAAATGACAGCATTACTAGCACAAATTGGTAACAGTGAAAGTGGCGGAAATTACACTAGCATTAATCCTTTTGGTTATATAGGAAAATATCAATTTGGCGCAGAAGCCCTACAACGTATGGGTTATATTAAATCAGGATTAGTAACCAGCTATAAACAGCTAGGAGCAGAAAAGCACAAGGCTCTACTAAACAATCCTAACAGCTGGGTCGCTAATAAATGTGCTAGCCAAGACGAATTCCTTAACAATCCAGCACTACAAGAAAAAATAATGGAACAATTTACAGCTCAGAACTATTCTGACATGATTAGCAACGGTGCTATTACCAAAGATATGACCCCAGAAGATGTTGGTGGTATGTTGATGACCGGACACATGTTGGGCGCAAGCGGAGCAAATACTTGGCGCAAAACAGGTAGTGGGCAGGACGGCAATGGTACAACCGGTAGCTTGTATTTCAAAACAGGCAAATATGCTGTATCAGTGCTGGCACCTAAAATGCCAGAGATCAACGCTGGATAAATATTACTATGGCTATTATGTATAGAGGATTTAGTACAGTGGGGCGAACTAGAAAGTTTCGTCTGACTGACTTTGAACTAGTTAAACAGGATATTATCAATCACTTCCATATCCGTAAGGGTGAGAAGTTAATGAATCCTAACTTTGGTACGATCATCTGGAACGTACTACATGAGCCTTTGACCGAAGACTTAAAAAGTGTAATAACTTCTGACATTAAATCTATTGCTAGCTACGATCCACGTGTTGGCATCGACAACGTAATCATCACAGAATACGAATTTGGTATTCAAATTGAATTAGAACTACGCTACATTCAAACTAATCAGACCAGCGCAATGAATCTACGCTTCAACAGTCAATCAAACTCAGTTACAATGGTATAATAAACTACGCACTTATATTTCCTGATAAATACATTATAACAGGAAATAAGTATGGCTACCACAACAAGACAAACGAGTTTACTAGTTGCTGAAGACTGGACAAAGCTCTATCAAACCTTCCGTAGTGCGGATTTTCAAAGCTATGATTATGAAACCTTGCGTAAGAGCATGGTCGACTATCTTCGCTTATACTACCCAGAAGATTTCAACGACTTCATTGAATCAAGTGAATTTGTTGCCTTAATTGATCTCATTGCTTTCTTAGGACAATCGCTAGCATTCCGCGGCGACTTAAACGCACGTGAAAACTTTATCGACACAGCGCAACGTCGTGATAGCATTCTTAAACTTGCTAAACTAATTTCATATAACCCTAAACGCAATGTTGCTAGTAGCGGTTATTTAAAACTTGACAGTGTAAGTACTACCGAAACAGTATTTGACAGCAACGGCTTAAATTTAGCCAGCTTGGTTGTTAACTGGGCAGATGCTGGTAATGATAACTGGTATGAACAGTTCATCACAGTATTGAATGCTAGTTTTAACTCAACGCAGGTTGTAGGTAAGCCTAGTAACAGTGCCTTAATTAACAACATTGTAACTGATGAATATCAAATTAATCTAATTCCTAACCTTGTTGCTACATATTCTTTCCAAGCAGACATTGAAGGTAGCCAAACACCTTTTGAATTAGTAAGCCCTACTAGTGCTGGTCAAAGTTACATCTACGAAGCTGCGCCTCGCCCTAATACTAGTTTTAATCTATTGTACAAAAACGACAACCTAGGAAATAACAGTGCTAATACTGGATTTTTCTTATACTTCAAGCAAGGCGAATTAAAATCAATTGATGTAAACTTCCAAGAAAGTTTACCTAATCGTGTTTATAGCATTAACGTTAATAACATTAACAACTCTGACATCTGGGTTTATAGTTTAGATCAAAATGGCGCTGTCGACACACAGTGGGCTAAAGTTCCTGCTGTGGGCACTACCAACGTGATCTACAATAAGAGCACAAACAAAAATGTTTACCAAGTAAACAGCCGTGCTGGCGATCAAATTGATCTAGTGTTTGGTGACGGATCATTTAGTAACGTACCACAGGGTCGTTTCCGTATCTACTATCGTGTCAGCAACGGATTAGAATATAAAATTACTCCAGACGAGCTACGTGGCATTACTATGTCAATAAACTACACTAGCCGTAACAATCGTGTTGAAACATTGACCATGCGTGCTAGCTTACAGTACACAGTGGCTAATGCTACAACACGTGAAACATTAGATGACGTGCGCCAAAAAGCACCGCAACAATACTATACACAAGATCGTATGGTCACTGCGGAAGACTATAACATTTTACCATATACCCTGTTCAACAACGTATTAAAAGTTAAAGCAGTTAACCGTACAAGTTCTGGTGTTAGTCGTTACCTAGATGTTATCGATACTACAGGTAAGTATTCAACTACTAATATTTTCTGCCAAGATGGTATGTTGTATCGCGAATCATTCATTAATTCGTTTAATTTTGATTTTGCCACAACCAATGATATTTTTAAAATATTAACAAATAGAATTAAACCTATTGTGGCAGAAAAAGAAACACAACAATTCTTCTATGCCTTCTATGATCTAATCAATCTTGATGACTGCTATTGGAATAAATCAACTGAGATTGCCAACGGCAACACAGGATACTTCTATGACAGCTCAGATAAGATTCTACAACTTGGTAGTTATGTAGCTGGTAACAAAAAATACATTAAACAAGATGCTATTGTTAAATTTAGCGCAGGTGAAGGCAACTATTTTAATGCGTTAAATCAAATTAAAGCAGGTACTCCTACTAAAAACGGTGATAAATTTTATATCTATGCTAGCATACGTGAAGTACTAGCTGACGGTACTAACGGCGGCAACGGCAATTTATCTAACGGCAGTGGCCCGGTAGTTATTAATCAATCCGTGCCTACAGGTGCTAAGGCAATTCAAGCCTATGCGGTGTTTAATATTGATCTACCAAATTCATTAATCACTAGCATGACTGAATACATTGAAGCATTCCAAGACTTTGGTATACGTTATGATGTTGACACTAGCAGTTGGAAAATTGTCCTACCAGAAAACCTAAACACCACAGGTGACTTTAGTCTAGCAAACGCAGGACTTGCTAATGACACTAGCTGGATAATTCGTTTCCAAACCAAAGGACAAACATTTACAGTTTGGTACCGTGGTGTTAACTATGCGTTTGAAAGTGTTATAGAAACTAACTTCTATTTTGATACTAAAGTTAAAGTGTTTGATCCTAAAACAGGATTTACAATCAACGACCAAATCAACGTCCTCAAAATTAATAGTCAGCCCGATAGCACAGCCTTCTTGGGTATTGATTATAGTTGGTATGTTTATAAAAATATTACAGAAGCAGATGGCTACGAAAATCCTAGTAAGATCTTAGTTACCTTTCCCGACAGTGACAATGATGGCGTGCCAGATAATCCTGAACTGTTTGAATTAATTGTTGCTCCTAGTACAGACACAAAATCTAAATATGTGTTCTTCCAAAATACATATAGCTATGATAATTTTGTAGTACAAACACCAGTTAGCAATGATTTGGTTATAACAGAATACGACACCCTAGTACAAATACAATCTGCGGCAACCTTATACACTAACGGGCAACTATTTTATCTAGCAGACAGAAATGAATTTTATCAACTAGTAGTAGTTGGCTCAGTATATACTCCAACATTGGTCACTGGCTACACTGCTAAAATAGGACGTCAAGACCTATACTTCCAGTATCGTCATAACAGTCCTAACAACAGACGTATTGACCCTAGTCCAAATAATATTGTTGACTTGTACATGCTGACTAAAACTTATGCTACTGATTACGTTGCTTGGTTACAGGACACATCAAATAAATTATCTGAACCGACTGCTCCTACTCCTGAGGTTTTAGCCACAGACTTTAATGCGCTAGACAACTATAAGAGCATCAGTGATACAATCATTTACAATCCTGCTAAATTTAAACCAATCTTTGGTAGCAAGGCAGCTACAGCATTACAGGCTACGTTTAAGGTAGTTAAAAATCCCAACGTGGTTGTCAGCGACAACGACGTTAAAGTTGGAGTAATTGCGGCTATTAATCAATATTTTGATATAGCTAACTGGGACTTTGGTGAAACATTTTACTTTTCAGAGCTAAGTGCGTATCTACACAATGCTCTAGCACCTAACATTGCCAGTGTTATAATTGTGCCAGCAAGCGAAACAGAAGCATTTGGTAGACTGTTTCAAATCAACGCTGAATACAATGAAATTATAGTAAGTGCCGCAACAGTAGACAATGTACAAATTATTAGTTCCATTACTGCTGCGCAATTAAACCAGGTTTAGAAAACGTTTAAATACATTATAGCAAAAGAGATCTTACAACAATGGCCGCAAGAAAAAGTATAAATTTACTTCCACAAATATTTCAAACAGACATCAACGACAAGTTTTTATCTGCGACGATTGATCAATTAATCAGCGAACCATCACTGAAGAATATCAATGGTTATATTGGCCGTAAATTTGCTCCAACATATAAAAGCACAGATAGCTATCTATTAGAAAACAATGCTAATAGAGAAAATTATCAACTTGAACCTAGTGTATTAATTAAAAATGAGTCGGGTGATGTTACTTTCTTTGCCAGTTACATTGACTTTCTAAACAAAGTTAAGTACTATGGCGGCTCAATAACAGACCATAGTCGTTTATTTAAAAACGAATACTACACATATGATCCAGGTATTAGCTTTGACAAGTTTGTTAACTTTGGTCAGTACTACTGGTTGCCCGACGGACCCGACACAGTACACGTTAACACAACCGGAGTACCTCTAGTTAAATCGTTTGATGTAACTCGTAATGTTACAACTAACACCTACGATTTTGATATTGGCAATCTAAAAAATAACACCATAACATTGGCACGCGGCGGCACATATACATTTAATATTAATCAACCAGGACATAAATTTTGGATTCAAAGTGAGTTGGGACTAGACGGCAAAGTTAACGCGACTCCTACAGTTAGCACAAGAGATGTACTTGGTGTATACAACAACGGCCTAGAAACCGGCGCAGTAATATTTGATGTGCCACAAAAAGATGCGCAAGATCGTTATACACTAATGAGCTCAGTCTACAATGTAGATTATGCGGCACCTATTCCTTATAGCAAATTACATAATCGTATTTTAAGCGATTTCCTAGAAGAATATCCGCAATACGCAGGCATTACTGGTCAGCTCAACGGCAAAACATTGGTATTTGTTGATGTAGACAAGTGGTCAGAGTCAACCGAAGAAGCATGGGTTGCCCGTGGTGTGTTTGATCGTGATGGGTTAGCAATTGATGGATATGACGCAGGCGTAGCAGTTCCAGAGAACCAAAGATTTGGTGTATGGAAAGTACTGTACACTGATGGTGGTGCCGGTGATCCATTGATTCGCTTGGTATACGAGCAAGACATAGCCATTGAAGAAAAAGTATATATTAAGTACGGTATTGGCAATGCTAACAAAGAGTTCTATAAAGAATTAGACGGGCAACTACGTCGAGTGCCACATATTACTGCGGTACAGGATACATTGTATATCCAAGACGGCACAGACCCCGGCATTTATTCATTCATTAAAATTGTTGATTCGACTAATTTTGTGATTGATGTAGAGAACGATATTCTAGGTAAGAAAACTTATACTAGCCCGAACGGTGTTAAATTTACCAGCGGATTAAAAATACATTTTGAAAATGATGTAACTCCGGCTAGCTATCAAAACAATACCTATTACGTAGAAAACGTTGGTGATGCGATTCGACTAGTAGACGTAACATTGCTAGTGACACCAGAACTATACAATGATGAATTAGCAGTAAACTATCCTGATCAAGTATTCCCAGAATATATTACAATCAAACGCGATGCGTTAGATCTTAACGCATGGGCACGCAATAATCGTTGGTTCCATAGAGAGGTTATTGTAGCAACATCTGAGTATAATGGTACATTATTATCATTTAACCAAACCTTGCGTGCGCAACGCCCTATCGTCCAATTTGAAAGTGATTACAGACTATTTAACAATGGTAGAATCGGTAAACGTGCCATTGATATTTTAGATACAAATACCACAGACCCGTTTAATACATTAGAAGGTAAAACACTAAGTGGGGCATTTGGTATTACTCTAACCGACGGTCTTCGTGTGTTATTTGGATCAGCAGTTGACCCATTAGTACGTGATAAAATTTATGTAGTAAATTTAGTTCAATATGACGCAAATCCTGTAACAGGAATCCCAGAAGGTGATTTTTATATCAAATTGACCATAGCCGACGACGGCGACAGTGAGATATACGACACTGTAGCAGTTACAAACGGAAATTACAAAGGTAGCCAATGGTGGTATGATGGTACTAGTTGGTTAGAAAGTCAACAAAAAACTACCCTACAACAAGACCCATTATTTGATGTATTTAATAACAGCGGAATTAGCTTCAGTGATACCACAACATATCCTAGAAGCGCATTTACCGGCTGTAAAATATTTGGGTACCAACGCAATACTGCCGGAGTAAATGACTTAGTACTAGGATTTCCACTAACGTATAAAAATTTCCAAACACAGGGCGATATCCAATTCCTTAACTATTTTAGTAATGATACGTTTACCTATGTGGTTAACAACGAAACACTATCTGTTGATGTGGGTTCCGGCTTGTTGCAGAAAACTGTAGATAGAAATACAGTTAAATCTGCTAATACTTGGAGAACTGTAGTTGAAGCTAGTAGACAATACCAAATTATTAACACAGTATATGACGGCAATAATCAAATTGGTAAAAACATAGGTACCGTTAACGACGATCAAAAATTCTATATTGATATTCTACCAGAAACAGAAGCAACAATCCCTTATGTAAAAGTTTTTGTTAATAATAAATTAGTGCCAAATAGCCAATGGAATTTGGTATTGGCTAACAGCGCAGATGTTTATACTAAAAAGAATGGTATTCATATTCTTAATACATACCCGCTGACAGTCAACGATAAAGTTGATCTATTAATCCACAGTAGACAAATTAGTAAATTAGGACACTATCAAGTCCCTAGTAACTTAGATCTAAATGCGCAGGGTGTTAACTTAACATCACTGACATTAGGTCAGATGCGAAATCACTTAGTTGAATTAAGTCAGAATAGTTTTGCCATAGACGGAAATATTTTAGGCACTAGCGATCTACGAGATATCGAACTTAAAGCACAAGGCGGCACGATCCTGCAGCACAGTGCTCCATTGCCTTACGCTAGTTTGTTCCTGTTGGACGAGCAGGCTAGCTATATTGATTCATTGAAATATGCGCAAAAAGAATATACTAAGTTTAAAAATAAATTTATAGAATTAAGTAGTTCTTTACCCGGAATTGACCCAATGAATCCGGTTGCGTCTGTAGATCTTATTTTAACACAAATCAACGCTAATAAAAATTCTACATTCTCGTGGTTTTACAGTGACATGGTCCCATACGGTACACTTAAAACTACAATTAACTATACAGTATTTGATCCGTTAGTTACAGAATACCAAATCACTAATGTGTTTAATGACACAACATTAAGTGGGTTGGCAGTATTGGTGTACCTAAACGATGTACAACTAGTTAAAGATCGAGACTATACATTTAGTAAAGTTAGTCCAAGTATTGTTTTCAACACAGACGCGATTACATTAACGATTGATGATAAAATTACATTTGTTGAATATTCTAACACAGACGGCGCTTACATTCCGGAGACTCCGACTAAGTTGGGATTATATCCCAAATTTATTCCTGAACTGTATGAAGATGATACTTACAGAATAACTATCAATGCCATTCGTGGACATGACGGTAGTATTACTCCAGCATTCAATGACTATAGAGATAATATTCTATTAGAATTAGAAAAACGTATATTTAATAATATCAAACTAGTAGATACTGGTATCTATAAAAATATCTATCATATTTTACCTAGCAAATTTAGAAATAATGATTATAGCAACGTTGAGATTAACAATGTTTTAACTAAGAGCTTCTTAAGCTGGGTAGGAAATAACAAACTAGACTACACATCGAATAGTCTATTTGAAAGCAATGACGCATTTACCTGGAACTATAATCTTTTTGTTGATAGATTGGACAACGAGTACCTACCAGGAAGCTGGCGTGCTTGCTATATGTATTTCTATGATACAATAGCACCGCATCAACGTCCATGGGAAATGTTAGGATTTAGTATTAAACCTAATTGGTGGGAAAATTATTACGGCCCAGCACCATACACTGGTGGCAACGGACTATTGTGGGAAGACTTAGAAGCAGGATTAATTGTTGATGGTGACCGCGCAGGCATTGATAAACAATTTGCTCGCCCTGGGTTAACATCGATTATTCCGGTTGACGAAAATGGATTCTTATTGAGCCCAGCCGCAATTATTGCCAAAGCAACAAACTCTACTAAAGCCGCCACATCGTGGGCAATCGGGCAGATTGGACCAGTTGAGTGGACATGGAGAGCAAGTAGTGATTATCCGTTTGCTGTTAACCAAGCACTAGCATTGACCCGTCCGGCAATGTATTTTGGTAGATTTATCGACACATATAATATTAAATTCAATAGTGATCTAGACCAATACCTAACAGCAAACAATCAACACGTTAACCAAAAAGAAATATATTACAATGGTGACACTAGTTCTGGGAGTGTTAAACGTAGTGCTGGATATTTAAATTGGATTGCGGATTATTTAACTAACCTAGGTATAAGTCCTGAGGTAAAATTAAAAGGTATGATCCAAAACTATCAAGTAAATTTAGCCTACAAAATGGCAGGCTTTACTGATAAGAAATTCTTAAATGTCCTAGCAGAGCAAAGTAGCCCAACAAGCACAAATGAAAGCGTGTTACTACCGGATGAAAACTATAACATTTATTTGTATAAATCAACACCTATAGACAAAGTAGTTTACAGTGGTGTAATTGTAGAAAAAACATCTAACGGATATACGGTACGCGGCTATGATTTAAATAATCCGTACTTTACTATTATTCCTAGTGTGGTTAATACCAATGCGTTTAAGATCACTGTATTAAATGCCGACGGGACTATTTTCCGTGACTATCAAAACATTAAATTAACTGTTCCATATGGTTATGAATTTAAATCACGTCAACAGGTTGTTGATTTCTTAATTAGCTATGAACGCTACTTAATGGCGCTGGGTTTTCAATTTAACGAATACGATGGCCAATTAAAAGAAACACGTAACTTTAAATTAAGTGCTAAAGAATTCTTATTCTGGGCCCAACAAGGATGGAATGTTGGTAGCTTAATGATTCTAAGTCCTATTGTTAATTACTTAAAAGTCAACACCAACGGTAGTATTGTAGACGCAATAAGTAACAGTCAATACAGTTCTAGAATCTTAGATCAAAACTTTAACTTGGTTAAAAATACCAGTTACAATGTTACTAGATCAGCAAACAACTTTTCAGTATCATTAACTGATGCTAACAGCGTTTTGGCATTTGCTGAATTAAATTTAGTACAATACGAACATGTTTTAATATTTGACAACAGCACAGTGTTTAATGATGTTATCTATAGACCAGAATTGGGTAACAGACAATATCGTTTAAAACTAGTTGGTCAAAAAACAGCCAACTGGGATGGTAGTTTATATGCTCCTGGATTTGTATATAATTCAGGTGATGTACAAACATGGCAACAGGGTAAAGATTACCTTAAAGGCGATCTAGTAGAATACAAAAATCTATACTATGTGGCCCTTAAACTAGTGCCAGCAGCAGTTGACTTTGACTTCTCAGTATGGAAACAATTATCTAGTTCAGAAATTAAAACAGGCTTACTACCTAACTGGTCAACTATCGCAGTTAAACCACAATCATATTATGATTCATACAGTGACTTTGACGACGAAAACGTTATAAAATACAGTCACGGTTTGATTGGATATAAACCGAGACAGTACCTAGCAGATCTAGGACTAAGTGACACAACACAAATTGAATTCTACAAAGGATACATTCGTCAGAAAGGTAGTGCTAATGCGGTTAATGAATTAACCCGTGCTGAATTTAACAATTTAAAATCAGCGATCAATTACTACGAAGAATGGGCAGTACGTGTAGGCG